GGAATCAATGACAACCATGGAATGACGAACAGCACGAGCAAGTTCGTCAGCCTTGGCTCCATGAACAGTCATGTCAGTGATCAAATTGGAAATCTTTCCCATCTCTTGCTGCTTACGAGAAGAGACAGGAGACTGACCGTGATAATCGACTTTCCGAGTCTTAGCATTGTAAGTACCACCATCAATTGTTCGCATCCCATCATAGGCAGGATACGAATGATGAGGATCGAAACCCTTCAATCCATCAAGAGCGGGGGTACTTTTAATCGAACCTTTGTTATTGGGGATAAGCAATACTGTATCCCCATCAAAGTCAGCACCTGACAAACGTTCAGCAACAGAATGATGAATACCAATTGCATCCTTAGCATGTGAACCCAACAATTTACGCGCTTCAGGATTACGATTGTTCACCGTCAACTGAGGAATTTCAAACGTTCCACCATGAGGAAATCTAACCAAAGCCACACGTGTACCATTAGGCAAACTAGGCGCATGAACTTCAGTTGGCTTCATTGATGTAACAGGAAGAATTACCTTAGTCGCCTGTCCGGGCATAGCAGCTGCTCTAAGATGAACTGCAGCAGCATCTGTTGAATCAGCAAACGATTCAAGAAGCTTCTTACGAACAGTTGGATTAGTAAGCTTACTGATCTCTTTGAGTTCATTAACTCTACGTTCATAAGTAAGATTCAACTGACCTTTAGCTAAAGCTGGACTTTGCTTTGCAAGCAACTGAGATGGAAGATTTCTCGACCATGTATCCCAGCTACCTTCTTCACCAGATCCTTCTTTGGTAGGACTTCCAACAATGTTCATTGCAGAAGTCACTTTGCCATCTGGTCCATGAACTTGTCGAACGATTGATCCAAATGGAAGATCTGGATCAGCCGACAACTCTTTCATAGCATCCTTCTTGCGTCCTGTATTCGACTTGTTCGTGTTGAATACAAGATCTACACCAGCAGGAAGGTCATCCTTGTACAGAGCCATACCTTTTAGATAGTGCGTACCATCAACAGAGATACGAACTTGGGCATAGTTGGAGTTACCTATAGAAAGATCTTTTACGCCAGGACGAACATAGATGACACCATCAGCTTTACTACCGCCATCTTCAGCATAATTGATTCCAATTCTTCTCGAACTGACATTCATGGGAGGTTGAGCCTTGAGATAGGATCGACCATAATCTTCTGAGTAATCAGTGATCTGTTTTATGTCGGCACGATTACGCTGTACTTCTGAAAGAGTAGTACCAGGCTTAGCCAGTACTTTAAGATTTGTGTATTTGCCAGTTGCAATTTGTTGAACTTGAATGACATGAACCTGATAACCCTGTTCCTGAAGAATTGCCACAGAGTTCTTCAATCTGGTGTCAGTAACACCAAGATGATTCTCAACACCAGAACCAATGTCAACATACTTCTTTTCGTCAACTTGCTGCTTAAGCATGTTGGCAGTAGTTTGGTTGGCGGTTACTTTGTCCAGAGCACCTGGAGCAAGAAGAGAACGAACAGATGATTCATTGAGACCCATACGTTGCCCAATGGCAACATTGGACAAACCCTTATCGGCAAGACGCTGAGCCTGAAGAATCTTCTCTTGCCTCTGTTGAGCTGAAGCAATAGAGTTTGCTGCACGAAGCTGAGTTGTAGTGATACCAAAACCACGTGCTATCTCGGTATCAGACATCCCATCTTTCCTGAGCATGTCAACTGCATCAAGAAAGCTTCTATTACGAGTACTCTCCGAACCACCAGATCCCCAAGGATAACGACCAGACTTTCGAAGAATGCCGTAATGCTCGAGATAATTGTCATCATTGAGAACTACGCTCACGACTCCTCCTCTAGTCTTAGTTGGTTAATCTGTTGATCGAATTCTTGAATTCTTTCCATGATGAACATTATGTCTTCTGGATCTGCATCATAGATCACGACCTCATTATCTTGATAAATTCGGAGCTCAATGTTGATCTTGAATGGATCCTTACCATACTCAAGACAGAAGAGAGCAGCATAGATTTCAAGTTGATGAACTGAACCAGCAATTACTCCAGTTTTTAAATCAAAAATTCGAAGAGTGTTGTATCTGAACGAAATTGCATCAGCTGTGCCGAAACAGTTTTCTGAATAATAGAGAACCTGTTCACATACCATTCTGTAACGAATTGCATCGTTTATGTATATGCCCAGAGTTCCAATGTGATCCGATAATCTGCCTGCTTGAATTTCAGCTTGAGCGTATGCGTGTTGAGCGATGCCATAAGCTGCAGCTTGCGCTGTAGTCCAACGTTCAGCTAAACGATTAGGCGTGTAATTAACCCAATGATACTGACTTGGACTTAGAAACGCGTGTTCGCCTTGGAGGTTCAAATGCTTGTTGAAGCGCAAACAAAACCTCCTCCTCGATCTCTGGATAAATGAACGCCGCAAATGACATTTCGTTTAGTTTTTCAACGTAATACTGTTGATTTGGTTGTATGTTAGCGTTCGCAGAAATCTTGACTTCAAGTGAAGCCCACTTATCATAATGAAGAATGATCAGATCGAGAATACCCTGCTGATAATCGGGATCCATCTTCATAATGAAACAGCCAGGAAACATACGCTCAAGCTTTTTGATCAACTTAGCTTGATACTGTTTTTCGGTCACATACATTACCTCGCTTGTAGAATAAAGAAAAAGGATCTTCTATCCCCTTCCGTTATACTCTGCGATTTATACACGATGTAATGTCTATTCTCTTAACACTGCAAATTGTTGATACGTGGGCCATACAAACGTGCGATTGTATATGGACATGATCAAATCAGATTCAAGAAGCCCGTACCTTATTGCACATTCGAATGAATTCTCGCTCACCTCTCCAGTCTTCAGATCCTGGATTGGATGCATGATAGGACTGGCAGTGGGCCATTTGAATTGTTGGTTGTATCTGATTGCAAACCATCTGGGACGCCACATCAAATTGTCCACATGATTGTTGAATCTGTCACCATCCAGATTGATAGGTGTATCAAATGGCTCGAGATCATTTGGAATAAACGCTATAGCCACCAGAAGTGGAACAGATCTGTGATACTGGACCTTGTTTCTCACCATACCGACATAGACCAATCCATACTGATTCTGGCTGAGTGAAAGAATTCTCCCAGATTTATCAGATCGTATACGCCCCCAATCACTTACGCTATACCATGGAAAGCCCATTATCGGTTTCCAATTCTCACTCATTATCCCTGCGGTCTTCCTCTATGGTCCGTATAATCACCCCTAGGAAGCGTTCTCCGAGCTTCTGAGAGGGATTCCTCCAATAGTTTGACAACTTCTTCAGGATCGCCACGAAACACCAAATAACAGCCTATGTCGCTTTTCTTACCCAATGATACGCGTACATCGGCCATTCTATCGTCTGGTTCACGAGTTATCGCCCAAATCATAAACTTCTCCTGTTCATTAAAAGGCTCTCGGGCAAAGCACAGGCCTAGCAGAATGGTCAAAATCTTGTATAAAGCCTTGGTCAAAAACGTTTTGAAAAAACTCTTGTACAGAATACACCTAATAGCTATATATTTATATATTAGGTTGACAGTGTAGGGGGAGTTTTTTAGGGTGTTTTTGGCCACAGCTGTTTTCATCGTTTTTGTGGGATTTGCAGGGATTTCGTCTTGAAAATCTCTGCCCATTTTTGGGACACTTTCTCAAACTGCCCATTTTGACCCCATTTTTCACCCTAAATCACCATCATAATAGGACGCGTTGAAACTGCGTTTTGACTTCAAACAACGCCATACTGCCGAATCTACGGCCGTTTTTGACCGTAAAACGTAGTAGTACAGATGGGAGTATGGAGTGTTCATGCGATCTATCCTCCCATGGGCCTGTTCCCAGTGCTTGAACGAGTATGTAAGGGAGTAAAACAGCATCGCATCCGTCTCTGTGGACTCCCAGGCCTCGGATCCGGCTATGTACTGGACCAGATACACCCAGGAATCGGCATTTGGGACCTCATCATGCCTGTGTCCGTTCCACTCAGCGACCGCTGTAACGTCTTCTAAGCCCCGTAGAGCGTCTAATTCGTAGTTGAAGTTGTAGAACACTATTAAGCGCTGATGTTGGCTTAGACGGTCTCTGACGGCCTCTAGACGGCTTCCATTGCTGTTGACGACCCTTCGCATTACCATAAATAGCTCTGCGATGTCTCGAATGGGCTTGTTGTCGTATGGATTCCACCGGGTCTTGATCACATTGTCTAGTAGAACCGCGTCATGCTCCACATAGATCGTCTTCTCGTGCCTTATCGTCTCCTTGATGTACGGCATGTGAACCAGGACCTCGTTGCGCAACCTGTTCAGCTTCGCCACACCTAGGTATCGCTGGAC